GTGCTCACCCAGGCCTTCTACGCCTGCCATGACTGCGGGAATCACCGCTGCGTGAAGTGCGGCGGCAGCGGGCAGAGGCCGGTCCCGAGATTAATGCCGAAGGTGACGCCGTGACCGACACGAAGCGTGAGCGCCGGCCAGACCGCCTATACTGGGCCGAAGACTGGTCTCGCGGCACGGTACCCTCCTACACCGTCTACGAGCCCGAGGGCGACCGAGACACCGGCCTGCTGGACGCCAGTGGCAACAAGATCATGGTGCGACGCCAGCCCATTGGGTTCGACCTGACGGCGCGGAAGCGATGAACCGCTCCCGCTACCGCGAGCACGAGGTGCCAATCCGGGGATCGCTGGAGCACGCCGTGGGCGAGGTCCGGACATCGACGGCCGATCTGCAGCGCCTGGTCGAGCGGGCCCGCAAGGCGGGCGTCTACGTGTTCCTCAAGCACGAACTGGACCGGCTGCCCGACATCTCCCGGGCACTGATCGAGTCCGAGCATAGGAGAATCTGCGAGAGGCGCTGAACGAAGAAAGCCCCGGCGGCAACCGGGGCTTCGAGAAGGCTTCGATGAAATGGCGAAACGACCCGACGAATGTACCCCTCGATTCGCCGGAACTCAACTCGGAGCCTGTTGATGGCAAAGCCGAAGAGATCGAAGAAGGCCAAGAAGGCGCGTCGAGCCCAACGGGCCAGAGCTGGCAATGTGCGGAAAGGTCGTTTCGGCCGTGCCGCAGGCGAGCACAGCGCGCCGAAGACGATCGACCTCCACGCCGAACTCGACGCACTTGGGCCAGTAGCGGATTACGCGGAGGGCCGCATCGCATGGTGGGGGGCCCGATGCGCGATTATCGACCGTCACCGTCGCCGCGGCGATCCCGTCGTACAGCAGGAGCGGCATAGTCCGACGGTGGAGATCGCCGTCGACGATCCCGAGGCGACCCGCAAGGCGAGGCGCAACTTGACCCGTGTCAGGCAGTCCGAGGCCTGGCGCCACAACCAGCTCACCGGCATGCAGCGTGATGCCGAGCAGGAGATGGAGTTGGCCTGGCGCGCCCACACCGGCGGCATGAAGGCAGCCGTGTCTAAGTACAGCCCCCTCGGAGCGAAGGGCGACGGCGGCATCGAGATGGCGCTGGAGATCGAGCAGGCTTGGACGAAGTGGCGCAAGCGGGCAAAGCTATGGTCGGTGGCGCCGGCGGACCAGCGGCACATCGTGCCGGCCGTGGTGATCGACTGCCTGTCATCGCCTAAGACGCTGGCCGATATCGAGCGTGACCACCGCCTGAAGACCGGCGACGCGATGGCCTGCTATGCCAGGGGCCTCGATCTCTGGTGCGAACTGCGAGGCTGGAGCAACAACCGCGGCGTTATCGTCAAGGAGACGACGGCGATTCGCACATGGGTTGCGCAGTGATCAACCCCACACTACTTTTGAGCCCGTGGGGCAGGGAGAATTGATATGCTGAAGCTGCGAGTTGTCGCGATATTGGGGGCCGCCATTACCCTCGCGGGCTGTGGGACGCAAACTGCCGTAGTCAACCTCACCACGGATCAAGCCGTCGTCGACGCCATAGGCAATGACACCTCGATAATCGAGGCAACGGGCGAGCAGGCTTGCGCCGTTCACGGGCGAGAGGCGCGGTGGATCACCCAAGCCTGCGCCGACATCTATTGCATTCAAAGCCGCGTGCTGTTCGCCTGCGTGCCGCCGGCCGCCCCGTCCAAGACCTAGTTGACATTCGCAGGGACTTGAACGACTAATAGCGTATATCAGATTTCTGCGCCCGCACGGCTAGATCGCCCGGAGCGGGCGTTTCCATGTCCGGCCTCCGGATGCTCGCGGTGCCCGAGTGGTCTAAGGGCTCTGGTGCGCTATGGCTTCTGGCGACGGTCGCGCACGACCTGCTGAGCCGGGAGTCCGTGGGTTCGAATCCCACCTGCGATGCATCGAGGTCGGCATGCCCCGCATCCCCTTGCTGAAGTCCCGGGTGCCCCTGGCTGACTTGAGACGGGTGAAGCCGCCTCCGAAGGCGGCAGACGTCGAGCTGCAGACCGCAGATTGGCGCACGATGCGCGCTCGCGTGGTCCGCGAGGCAGGCGGCAAGTGCCAGTGGCCAGGCTGCGGGAAGGCTGAACGCCGGATGTTCGTCGACCACATCAAGGAGCGCAGAGACGGCGGTGCCGTGCTCGACCGTGCGAACTTGTGGTGCCTCTGCCCCCATCACCATTCGATGAAGACCCTCGAGGAGCGGGCGAAGCGGGCCGGAGTGAGGCCGCGAGGCTGACTGGTCGACCGCGCACCTGCGATGCTGCACCGCACAGGGGGTGGGTGCAATCTCTGGGCCGCGGGGAGCGGCGACCGCGCACGGGCACATCCGCAGAATTTTTCCCGGCTGGGTGTTACCACCGGTAACCGGACTGGAAACCAGTGAAATGGCCAAGGATAACAAGCCGGTAGACTGGGGTGGCATCGAGACGGATTTCTGCTCTGGCACCATGGGGGTCCGTGAGATCGCCCGCTGGTACGGAGTCTCGCATCCCGCCATCCTGAGACGGGCAAAGCGGGACGGCTGGGTCCGAAAATCACAGCACATCGAGCGCGAGCCTATCGAGCGGTCGGCGCTGGCCTCCAGCGCCGATCCATCGATCGTGCCGGACCGGGCGCGGGGCCTGGCCGGCCGGATGCTCGACGAACTCGATACCGTGACCGCGCATCACGGCGAGCTCGAGGAAATGATCTGCGTCGAAGAGAGCGACCCCCGTCGGCGGAACGCGCTGCTGAAGGCGCTATCTCTGGGCGAGCGGGCGATGACGCTGAAGAACATCAGCCAGACCTTGAAGACGCTCAACGAGGCGGCGGACGCCGGCGGCAAGAAGGCTCAGCGCCAGGCCAATGCCGAGAAGAGCGCGTCGGGCGGGAAGTTCGCCGCGCCGAGCGCTCCCAAGCTCGTGGTGAACAACGATTAGTCAATAGGCGGCCCACAGCATGGCAGCACGCAAGCGGTCGGCGGGAGGCGCGGAAGGAGACGGCGGCGGCCCGCTGACTTGGTCGACGGCATGCCCGGATTGGGAAAAGAGAATCACCGCCGGCCGATCTCTGGTCCCCTGCAAGCCGCTATTTCGGACCGAGGCGGAAGCTGCCCTAGAGGTATTCAAGGCCCTCCGCATGGTCGATGTGGCCGGGTCACCTGCTTTCGGCGACATCGCGGACGACTGGATCCTCGACTTCGTTGCGGCGGTCTTCGGTGCCTACGATGCCGACTCCGGCAAGCGGCTGATCCGCGAGTTCTTTCTGTCGGTCGCAAAAAAGAACGGGAAGAGCTCGCTCGCCGCAGGCGTCATGATGACGGCGCTGATCCGCAACTGGCGTCGATCGAACGAACTGCTGATCCTCGCACCGACAATCGAGGCGGCCCAGAACAGCTTCAAGCCCGCTGCCGACATGGTGCGTGCCGATCCGGAGCTGAACGCGGCCGACGAAGGCTTCCTGCACATCCAGGATCACCTCCGGACGATCACGCACCTGAAAACGAAGGCGACGCTGAAAGTGGTGGCAGCGGACAGCGCCACCGTGGTCGGCAAGAAGGCCGCCTTCATTCTGATCGACGAGCTTTGGGAGTTCGGCAAGCAGGTCAAGGCCGATGCCATGCTCCGCGAGGCGACGGGCGGGCTGGTGTCAAGGCCAGAGGGCTTCGTGATCTCGATCACGACGCAATCGGATGCGGCGCCGGCGGGCGTCTTCAAGGACAAGCTCGACTACGCCCGCCAGGTGCGGGACGGCAAGATCAAGGACCGGAAGTTCCTGCCGGTCATCTACGAGTTCCCGAAGGGGATGGTGCAATCCGAGGCCTACCTCGATCCGACGAACTTCTATGTCACCAACCCGAACATCGGGCGCTCGGTCAGTGCGGAGTGGCTCGAGGACGAGCTTCGCAAGGAGGTCGAGAAGGGGCCGGAGACGCGCAACGTCTTTCTTGCCAAGCATCTCAACATCGAGATCGGGATAAACCTTCTCTCCAACCGGTGGCCCGGGGCAGACTTCTGGAAGAAGGCCGAGGATCCCGAGTTGACACTGGAGGTGTTGCTCGAGTGCTGCGAGGTCATCATCGTCGGCATCGACGGCGGCGGCCTCGACGATCTCTTCGGATTGACAGTGCTCGGCCGCTGCCGCGAGACCAAGCACTGGCTGTCGTGGTCGCGGGCCTGGTGCCACAAGGGTGTTCTGGAGCGACGCAAGTCAATCGCCTCGGTCCTTCGGGACTTCGAGAAAGCCGGCGAACTGACCATCGTCGATGACGAGTTGGACGACGTCTCCGCGATCATCGAGATCATTGACGACATCAAAAACCGAGGAATCCTCGGTGGCGTAGCCGTCGATCCCGCCGGCCT